TGCCACGCTCTAACGATTGGCGCGAAACATTTTGCTGACCAGCAACGGTGACAACCGAAACATCAAGTTTCGTATCATCCATGTTGGTTTCCTGCACAGCCGCACCTTCGGTCTGCACCGCAGTCGCGCTACCTGTCGTCACGCGGCTGATGCTGAGCGTCAAGCCTGCATCGGGCAGTTGGTGTTTGCGTGAAGCATCCATGAACGGGCGACCTGCACGGGCGAATGGCGCGGCAAGATCGGTCAGGAATTGCGGCACGACAAGTCCAGCGAAGTTCGCGCTCGTTACATCGCGACGCTCAATCCGTTCTTCGTTCGTGTGACGGGCTAGACGCTCGCGGGCGGCGAAATCGCCATTGAACTGTGCGGAATACGCATCGCGGATGAACGAATGTTCACCGTTGGCGCGATAGGTGCGCGGCTCATTGGTCACCTTGCTGGTGACTTCGGCAATCTGGTTCTTGGCACGCAGGTCTGCGGCTTCCTTTGCACGCTTTTCAAGTTCGGCGTGACGCTCAATCTGCGTATCCAAATCGCGCACTTCGTCAAGCGACTTTGCAATTTCGGCATCTTCGTCTGCGGTCAGGTCGCGTGCATCCGTCTTTGCGGCGGCAACGATGGCTTCGGCGCGAGCAAGAACAGCATCACGCTTTTCAATCAGTTTATCTTTCATGATTTTCCTTAGGGGGAATAGATGGGATGTTGTTGCCAAGTGCGACGATTAGTGCGCTAGATGTAGCGCGGCTCAGTCGCGGCTGTGCCTTCGCGCCAATGCGATTTGCGCAGAACGCAATCGCACCGAAGCGATACGGGTAATGGTAGTGGTTTCCTGTGCCGCTTGTCCACTACGAATTTCGGCAACCGTTTCTTCATAGGCGGGGAAGGTCACAACTGACACATCATAAAGTTGCACTTCCTTCAATTCGCGCACCGACCTATCCGTATTCCAATTATCTTTTATGGTTCGGAATGCGAATGACATTTGCGAAATATCCCCGCGTTTCATTGCGGAAATCACCCGCGCCGCATCGGGGTTCATCGGGTCTAGCGATGCTTCCACCCGCAAGCCCCTGTCATCTTCTTCCAGCATCAAAGTTCCCGATTTCGTGCGGGCAAGCGGCACGCCTTCATGGTCAATCAACAAACGAACATCAGCACCATCGTTCAGCGTTTTGGCGAATGCACCTTTGCGCACATATTCAACAAACGGCATCGGTTCGGATGGGCTATCAAAAACAGATGCGTAGCCAATCAACTTGTTGCCTTCGCCATCCTGCCGTGCTTCCAAATTTGTGAATGCAACGAAACGCTTTTCGTCAGCCTGTTTGACACACCAACGAACTTCGGTTGGGTCAGCAATCGCTTCGCGTAATTCAGCCATAGACGATGAACAGATTACATCCTTGCTTGACACATTTCTATCCGCTTCCGAATACTTCGGATGTTCGGAATGAAGAAGGTCATTATCACCCACATACTTTGAATTCTCTGGTTTGCCTTTTTCAGCCAGATACAGAAAAGCATTGACACGCGCCATTGCCCATTGTTGCCTTGTCATATTGGGTCGGTGCGAAGAAGAAAACGCACCCGCACCGCGTCGCCACACCGAACGCAAAGCACCCACCCGCACCCGTGTCCAAACAGGTTTATCTTCATCGTTCATCCGCTTGTTGTGTTCATCAGCCTTGTTTTGAAGGCTGGTTTCAACGGCATCAGAAAGCGAAATGTTGCCTGTCTTATCGGCGGCAGAACCCGCAGGGTTTTCATCCGAACCTTTGATTTGGTCTTTCGGCGGGGCAGGTGCATCAGCCCGTTCTTCTTCTTCATTCAATCTGTCCACGATGCGTTGCGCATACGCTTGCGCCCTGCGTGCAGAAGTCTTGGAAGAACCGCCACCCCATAGCAACATCGCCACCAGACCTGCGGTGATTTCATCACCCTGCACCGCATCCAAATCCACGATATGTCGCGCAATCCACGCGGGTATTTTGCGCCACTTCGCTTCCGACAATGCTTCACCATTTGCCATTCGGCGGGCATCAGCCACCGTCGCAGGCACAAGACCATCACCAGAAAAACCTTCTTCGTGCAATCGCAGACCGCGACGCGCAGAAGTTTGCATGAAGTCTGGTGCAATCAAACTGATTTGCCGTTGTTCAATTCTTTCGTTTTCGGGTTGCCACGCATTGCAATAGAAATCGCCACGCACATAATCATCCCATTTGGTGCAATAGGCGCGAACACCATTTTCGTCATCGTCATCATCTTCCCCAACAATCATCGCTTCGTTATAGAACGCGCAGTTGCCACACGCCCTTCCTTCTGGAACATCATTCGTAAGTGCTGGTCGGTAATTGTCGGGAAGTGCGCGTGCGCCAACTTCGCCAAGCGGTTCTAGTTCTTCCGCCAATGATTGTGCAACCATGCGGTCAATCGCTTCCTGTTTCATTTCGTAACAGGCAAGGGTTTCAAAAGAACCATCTTCACGCTGAACCACAGCCGCCCATGCTGAACAATCAGGTTGATTTTCCGAAATCCCGTAAGGCATACCGTATCACCATAGCAACTTCTTCAATCGGATTGTTGCGCACCTGCCTTATCCAAATTGCGTTCTGCGCTCTCTGCCGCCGATGATGCAAGTGCCGCAACTTCGTAATAAAAATCGTGGGCATTTTGCCAATCGCCCGCATCAATCGCTTTCATTGCGTTTCGCAATGTTTCCCTAATAGCGGTATTTACTTGGCGTAGTGCAGTTTTGTTATCGCGGTTCATGTTCACACACCTGCCTTTCTTACGAAACCTTTTGGCAGACGCTTTGCGCATTCACTACCGACTGCAAAGAAACCCTGCGACAAATCGCCAACTTTGGCATTGATTGGGATTAGGTCGGAATTGGTTGTCATGTGAACACTTCGCGCCTTAGCAAATGCGGCATCGCTCATCTTGCGCCCACACATCTTGCACTTCGGATTGTTTTCGCAACCGCGTCTGTGCATCTTCTCATTCTTTTTTTGCTGTTCCAATGATTGTTGCCATTCATTATGTGAAATGGCTTCAATGATTTCACCGTTCTTGTTGGTGATGGTGTGTGTGATGTTCATGTTGTTCCCTTTCGTTATCCCGATACATTCAGTATAGGCACATCCGAAGGGATATTGCAACTACCCAAAAACCCCAATAAAAACAGGCTTTTTATGTTATCGCTCAGGCGGTATTTGGTCTGTTCCCAATGTTGGCAAATCGCCACCTTCCAAACCAGCGATTGCAGTTCCAGCAACACCCATAACGAATTGGTCGCCACCTTCATACGGTTCACGGTTTTCAATCTCGCGTGCTTCGTTCGGTGTAAGCGTGCCTGCCATGATTTGCGTCTGTTGAGCGCGAACGCGGGTCATCAAATCGGCGCGTGTGAATTCATCGCTATTGAAACGAACCCGTTGTGTGATTGGCAACATTTCCGAAAAGGCATCTTCCAGCCTGCGTTGCCAAGCAAGCAATGTATAACGCTGGAAGTTCAAACCCGTGCTTTCAACATTCGTATAAGTTTGCGTGTCACCACCCGTACCAGAAAGCAAGAACAATGGGATGCGATAGGCGCGTGCGATATCGCGCACGATGCTTTCACGATGCGCAATCATTTCCATATCCGCCGCGCTGGTGGTGATACTGCGCCACTTCAATCCGCCTGAAAGAACTGCGGGGCGACGATGCTTCCAATGTGCTTCTTCCCAAGTATCACGAAGAACTGCGGCTTGGTCGCTGGTTATCGGCTGGTCGGTTTCCAACACGGATTGCGGTGTTGCGCCTTCACCGTAGAACTGTGAAAGAAATCTATCCATCGCGATATCTATTCCGATTGTGTTGCGCATCGCTTCCAAAGGTGAAATGCCGCGACGCTGGTTCGGCAAAATCAACCAATGAATTGCGCGAATGTCTTTGTTCGTCAGTTTGTTGCGACCAACTTCATAAATCACTTCGCCTTCATCGTTATAAACAACATTCTTGATTTCGTGCGGATGCAGGTTGCGCATCTCAACAGGAAGCCCGTTGTTTCCTTTCGGCGCATAGATGTATGCGTTGCCATGAATGGCTAATGTCACCATCGTTTGATGTACGAATTCAAACATCGTCTGATGTTCGTTCGGTTTGATAAGAACTGATGGGGTTGGCAAACGCTCAATTCTTCCGCCGCGTGTGCGCGTCAATTCAAGCGGCATTGATGCGATGCTGTCAGCAAGCAAAGTAACCGCCGCAAGAACCGCCGAATGTGCGAACGCGGTTGTTTCATTGACTACTTCGCCAGAATAATTGTTGAAGAAGGGTCGCGCTGTGACACCGTATGGGTCAATCGTGGATGGAAGTGCGCGTGTTTCGCGCCTGCGAAAGATGCTCATGCCGCCAACATCCCTGCGGCAATCAACATAATGCCGCCAACAATCAACGCGATTGGTACGGAAAACACCCCAATCCCCACCGAAACGGATACGAAACCAACCAATTCCATAGCGGTTGTGACCCGACTTCGGCTGAATTGTTCAAAGATGTTCTTCATGTCCACACATTCACCACCATCGGGGCATTGTCAATGATGGCTATTTGTTTTCGGGTTGCCCTGTCTAGCCCTATAACCATAGCAATACACGCATCAATTTTTCGTTTGCTTTTGCCTTTGCTCAAACGCCAACCATTATCCGTCATGCGTTGCGCGGCAGAAAGAACTTGGTCGGTGAATGTCGGTGAACCATCGTGCGCAATCTTTCCAGCAACAATCAGTTCATACGCCTGACCGCACGCAGGTATCATGCGCTGTCCATTCTGCGGAAATTCCACCATCCGCAAACCTTCATCCGCAAGTTGTTCCGCCGAACGCTGAAAATAGGCGGGGTCAAATGCGAATTCGCGCACATCAAACTTCGCA